CCCCGCGAGTCTATATCCATCCTTACAAGTAGGTTGACATGTTGAACCACTCGCGAGATCAGATGGACAACCACTATTCGTAATACTATTCACTGTTGTCGAAGACGCATCACAAGTACTTGGGATACACTCTGCAAGGGTCAATGTTCCCGCCGAACACGATGTTTTTCCCGAGACTGTATATCCAGTATCACACGTAGGTGTACACTCACTTCCGTGGGTAAATGGTGATGTACAATTAGTACCCGCAAGACCGTTCTCTGGATCCTGCATAGTACAAGAATTGGGCAAACACTCTGCCTTTGTTAAAACACCGAGAGAACACGATGTAGTACTTTTCGTACTCGAGAGTGTATATCCATTATCACACGTAGGTGTACACGTACCATTGTGGGCGAGTTCAGTTGGGCAATCACCTGCACCACCGTTCGTTGGATTCTCCATAGAACAGGGTGAGGGTTCACACGTTTGTTCGGTCAATTCTCCTAAGTAACACCTTGTTTGGACTCCTTTGCGTGTATATCCATCATCACACTCAAAGTTACACCAATTACTTGAATACATTGTATTTGTAAAAACATCACAAGTTCCTAATTCACCATTTGTTGGAGCAGTCGGTAAATCACATGAATTAGGTTCACACGTTGCCTCTGCTATTATTTCACCTAATCGACACTCTGTATTTCCCGAGACTGTATATCCATCATTACACCTAGGTTGACATGTTGAACCACTCGCGAGTGTCGTTGTACAATCACCATCAACTGCACTACCCAATGTTACGTATTTACCCTGCCTACCGTCCCACATTTTTGGGTCTGTACTAGTCATATCATCACAAGAACTGGGTTCACATTGCCCGTGGGTAATTGTTCCAAGTAAACACTCTGACTTCCCAGATATTGTATACCCATCAGGACAACTCTGTGTACATGATGAACCGCTCGCAAGATCATCTGGACAATCGCCATAACTACTATGCCATCCGTTATTTTCATAATCAGAAACTGGTTGTGTAATTTGCGCATTACAAGTTTTGGGTTCACACGTTGCCTCTGTTAAAATACCTAATTGACACGTTGTATTTCCCGAGACTGTATATCCATCATTACACGTAGGTTGACATGTTGAACCACTCGTGAGTGTCGATGTACAATCACCTACACCACCATTCGTTGGTGGTATAGACGCATTACAAGAATTTGCTAAACACGATGCTGCTGTTAAGTTACCGAGATTACACGAAGTCATATTTAAACCATCGGGTGACCATACTGTATACCCATTATCACAAATAGGTTGACATGTTGAACCACTCGCGAGTGTCGATGTACAATCGCCTACACCGCCATACATTGGTGCTATAGACGCATCGCATGTATTTGTCGAATCAGTATTATCCTGTTTAGAATCTGACTCTGGTGTGGTATCATCATCATCATTTTCTTCATTGTTGGTGTTATTTTTTACCGTAATTTCGTCATCTCCTGATAACAAATACCAACTCGTAAATATGGTAAAGACGGTAATTATTACAAAAACAAAAATTAATGACGTATTATTTGATTTATTATTATTGGTCAATAAATTCTTAATATTAAATGCCATTGTTATAATGTACTTATATTTTTTTTATTTATTCCGATTTTTCCGGGGTTTCTTCCTCAGTAGGTGATGTCTTTTCCTTGAATAAGTAAACCGCGGTGAATATACCAGTAGCCACTATAAGGATGGAAAATACTATAGAAATATAAAAAATATTACCGTACTATAAATGAATATTCGACCTGTTACTACAGTTATCACAGAAGCGCTTTTTATCGGTTTGATGTTACAACTTTTGGTCATGGGTCTTATGAAATTTGTGTATAAAGGTACAGGCGTGTTAATTATTGCAGGTGCGTTAATACATTTATTGTTTGAATACTCACCTTTCGGTAATATCAATGAAAAATGGTGTAAAATTATATTTAAATAGTTTAGTCTACGTTAGAATTCATATCTTCTAAAAGATTATCTTTGTCTCTAAGAAGTTCAAATAAATCGTCGTTTAAATCTTGTAGTTTATGTTCAATTTCCTCGTTATATTGAGCAAGGTAGGATTTGTAAAATTCTCTTTCATTCCCTACGTTGTGTCCTTTATCTAACAGATTCCCGATCGTGTATCTTGGTAATCGTATACCAAGTTCTCCCGCGCGTTTTTTAACAGCTTCTTTACGGACATTTACAGTAATTCTCTGTTTTGGTTTTGTGTTACGTATAGTTCTCTGCGTCTTCGTTATTCTTTCGTCCAATCTCCGTAATTCAGCTTCGTCGAATTCACGGTTTATACTTCGTCTTCTATCCATTTCATTAATCATTCTAGGTACGTTTATAGGTGGTATTATTAAAGAGTTAACATAATTTAACAATTCTTCTCTTTCATCCGGTTCGGGTGCGAAAACGTTATCATCGTCATCGTCACTTTCCTCGTAATATCTATAACGATGTGGTCTACGTTCAGTAGAAAATGGTACGGGTGGTACAAGAGTATTATCGATCATTATTTCTCTCATAACAAATTCTTCATCAGAATCAGAATCGCAATTTGAATTCGGATTTGAAAGGCTTTCGTGTACCTTTTTTATCGAGTTGCACATTTCGAGATAATTTCCCTCAGGTATTATCTCGGAATTCAAGTCAATAAGACGCATTAAATTTGTAAGTTCATCCATTTTTAATATCTTAAAAAAAATAATAAAAAACTCAACTAAGGTTTGGTATATTCACATTTATATCATAAAATGCATCTATAATTCTATTATTTGCATTCATAAAATTACAAATGTTTTCCATTTCGAGTTCGATATTGTCTAATTCTACAATATAACCATTCTGTAAACCTCTTGTGTGTTCATTAATTATACGCATATAATCTGTGAAAAACTCTTTACTATTAGAAGCGTGACCAATACTCTGTAATTCTTCTATAGTAACACATAAAGGTAAATTTAAGGCGCTACAATACGCAGTAAGTGCTTCTATTTTGAAACGAGAAGTTATACGGCGTCTTAATTTTGTTTGTATGAATAATTTTTTAATTTCTTTTCTTTTTCTAACGAGTACCATACACCTTTCGTATATAGTATCGTACGGATCATTTTGTAAGCTGCGAGGTAATACACGGTTACGATTATACGTATTTGTTTGTTCATTTTTATACACCTCGCTTAATTTATTACACATGTCTAAATAATCACCTTCAGATATACTATCCGAATGTTCATCTATAAATGTCATTATTTTATGAAGTGTATTAACACTCGACATTATTACTAAGTATTATATTTTATTTTTTAATTACCGATTTTGAAAGTAAAAGTAAAGCTTCTATAGCTTCACCGATTTCTTTATGTTTTAAACAAAAACCGTTTTTACCGGCTCTGCAATAACATTTTTCGTAAGGACAATTTGGACGCATTTTTTTTTCGTTTTTATTTATTTTTTTATTTTATTTTAACTTAAGCTTCGTATTCACTCAAAATTTCACCTTCTTCGATATCTTCATCCGTTTCTTCTTCTTCACTATCGATTTCTTCTTCTTCATCTTCACTCTCTAAATCCTGAATAGTATCATCGTCGATATTTTCAGGTAAAATAGAGTAAAGTTCTTCCCATTTAACATACCCTTGAATTTCATAATCATCGATTAAGTTGTCTAAATCAATTTTATCTAAAATACCCCAATCGTTTTCAAATAACCATTTCCAATAACCAAGTTTATTCCGAGTTATATTATACGGAAAAAGTTCAACGTTAAAATCGTTGTCATCTTCAAACAATTCTTCCGTTTTTTCATCCATATAAATATTATACATGTAGTTTACAACGTCAATTTCTTTTTCCGATCTATAGCCTTTAGGTTCGTGAAAAAATGTGACGAAGTGTGCTTCGCCGTAAGAAGTTTTTACTTTTTTTTTATGAATACCAATGTATGCAATGTAATTTTTATTGTTTTTTGAAATTAAATGTTCCGGGTACCCAAATTCCGCTCTTAGACCATAAACTTCTGTATTATAGCCACAAAGATCGGAACATAGATCGCCTAAATGGTTAAGTTTAATGAGGGACGTACAGTTTTTTAATAATTCTTGTGTGAGATAAGGCATTGTGTTTGTGTTTGTATATATAATATTAAAAGTCTAATTGTTTAAGTATGATTACATTTTATTTAACCATTGTTTTTTGTGGGTCTTCGTTCATAGTTTCATCAGGCTTAGAAGGTAAAGTTTTTGTAAGCTCATTCCAATGTAAATCTTTGTGAGATAATTTATTTTTCATAATAAATTTTTCACCCGATTTAATATCGGTAAAGTATTTACTCAAATATTTAGTCCAGAAATCACTCTTATTGCTACGAACAACGCGAGGAATAAGAATCGTATCTTTTTTATTTGTAGATAATTTTTTCGAAACCATATCGATAAATGGTTCAATAATACCACTACACCCTTTGTTTTCGTGAATAAACTCAATGAAACGAATATCGTCACGGTCTTCGATTTTACTCAAACCAATGTAACCAATATAATTGAATTCCTTAGGGTTACACTCAATAGGGAAATCTTCATTGGGTTTAAGACCCCAAATTTCCATATCCAGTTTCCCATCACTTGCGATAGTAGAGAAAAGTTCATCCATTTCCACGACCTGTTCAAGATCAGTGGTATTTTTTAACAATTGATAAAAGACAGACATTTTTATATTTTTTATATTTTACATGTTATCTATATCACTTAGGTCTTCGTTAGCTATTAATATTTCCTCTGCGACTATTTGATAAAAGGCCATTTTATACGCTAAGAATCCAAAAAGTGTCGCACCCATGTTAAAATCAAAAGGTAAACTCGAGGAATTCCATACCGATTCTCCTAAAGCAAGAAATGTAGGTACTAATAACCTTTTATTTAAACCTGGTGTTTTTCCAATATTATCGACGTAAGATGAAAGCGAATCTACATATATACATGATGCTATTGTACCTAAACTTGCAGATATACCGTCAACAGGTGTATGAAAAATAAAATGGTACGTCGAGATCGCAGCTCCGTATCTCAGAGTCGTTTTTTTAATTTTAGTCTTTATTTGTTCATATTCTGCTATACCTTCTTTTCTTTTAACTGGACACGAAATTCTAAGTGTTTTTTGTGCAGGGTTTATTATATTTAACATTAATTACTATTCATTACAATTTATTCGTTTAAGTATCTAATACATGATATCGATGTTAATATTTTCGTCGTTAAAATATTTTTTTTTAAATTCTCGTTCTTTATCGAGAAATTCTTCACATCTGTTAACTGATTCGTATATACGAACTTGAATTTCAGTTAATCTATCTTCGTGTGTAAAATTATCTTGTTTTCTAGACATTTTTCTCCATTTTTCACCGAAAAGGTTTATGTATTTCAAATTACGACTTTCGTATTCTAGTTCGTTCAACAATGTTCTGTATAAAACCAATGAATACGAATCATATTCTTCACGTTTAAAATCGTCGTAACAAAACTCTTCATATGCCAGTGTTTTCATACGTTGGTAAAGTTGGCTCACCCCATTTTTCTTTCCATTTTCTGGCCAAAGTTTCGAGTCTTTCTTTTGAGAATCGTGTATTTCGTGATTGTTTTTCCGGGGCTCCTGGACACACAAGGTTTTCGTATTCGTATTTTTGAGATTTTTCCCATATAATCCTTTGAACGTCTTCACAGAGTTCATTTGTCGCTTGACAGAAAGCAATTTTGTAGTCGTGTGTGTGTAAGTGTATGTAGTCCATTTCATTTGTTTATTATTGTTTTTATTTCTTTATTTATATTTGAAATACTTAGGTTTATAATGAACAAATTCCTTATCATGTTTTGAATATTCTAAAATAACAATCTCACCGGTATCATTTTTTGATACAATCTTGTTCGTATGAGAGTATATATTTTCTTTATTCACAACGTCTTGGTGAAATGATACACGAGATTCTGTTCTTTTTAACGTTTGTGTATTTGAACCCAATAAGCGAGATATACTAGAGTAAAACGAAAACATGCTATTATTTATGTTTATTTTTTTATATACTAAATATAATATGGTTTCACTCCAGGAGTTACCTAAAAAGATTCAGTATATAACAATAGATTCAAATTTTGTTACAGGTACAAATAATACCTTTTCTTTTAACCTCGAACTTTCATCTAATACACATATAACAGATATAAGTAAGGTATGTGGTTTAAAGGTTGTTGATTTTTATGTAACACAGGTAGGTACAAGTAGTTCTGGTACGTCTAATGGTGCAAAGTACCTAGATATTATTTGCGAAGACGTACCAAAAGTTGCACAGATTCTAAATGAACGAAAGGGTGAAGTGTTTGCACGCATACCTTTGGAAAGATCATTTGATGGTTCTAATAATTTAAAACTACACGATAAACAGTGGAAATCTTTTAATAGACCGACATCTTTATTTAATCCTATATCGATTAAAAAACTCGATTTTGAAATCTATGAACAACAGGGTGATGGTGATTATGTAAAACTACAACCCGATTCGGAATGGTTCATGACATTAGAAGTTACGACAATAGACGTAAAAGAAAAACCTATAATCTT